AGTTTTAGATCTAGGATCTACTTCAATACTCTGCTCTGCAACTTTAACTTCTTTTATTTTATCAAGTTTTTGCATTTTTGCTCCTTTTTTTCCTTTTCTCTACACCTTTTATAACACCTTTATTCTTAGATGCATAGAAAACTGTTTCCCCCCTCTTTTTTCCATATTGTTTTTTCATGGATTTCATAATTTTTTTACCTTTTTCATTTAATGGCATAATTAATCCTCTATCATGACTTTGGCTTGGTCAACTCCTGACTTTGCAAGGCTTACTCCAGCACGTAATTTAGCTAAATCTTCGTTTTGATCCATTTTATCCTCTGCAATTTCACCTTGTTGCATTAATCTTGCTCTTGCAAGGTCTATTTGGGCCTCATCATTGTCTTTTTTTCTCTCATTTTCCATCGCACGAAGGTCAACCTCACGTGATTTTAGTTTTAGAAGAGGATCAGAATCAAATTGTGACGTAATTTTCTTCTCTTCTTTCATAAATTCCTCTGTCATCTCTGCAATCAACACAGATTTTCTTGCCTCGACCTGATTTGTGAGTGCTTGAAGTTCTTGTTGTACTTGTGGGTTCATAGCTGCCTGCTGTTGCATCATAATCATCTGCTGTAATTGTTCTCTAAACTCTAATTGCACCTGTTCTTGCGCCATCAAACTAATGTGTTCTAATATATTTTTCTGTATCGCTGCCATAACTGCAGGATTATTTCTAACAATGTTAGTTGACATAAAATTTAAGTGTGCAGTTATGTGTGCTCTATGATCCTGACCTGGAAAAGCCTGAAAAGGTTTACCAGCTAATGCATTTATATGTTCCATGCTTGGGTCCATTGGTGCGTTTGGCGCTGGTGCAGGTAAAACTGCATCAACATTTTTAACACCTATTGCCTCGTACATGTTTCTGTATATTTGATACATATTATGTAGCTGTGGATTTGATGTAGCTATCTGTAATTGTGTCTGTGCAAGTGTGATTCTCTGTGACATTGAAAATATATTAGGATCTGCAACTGGAACCACATCTATTCTGTCATCGAAGTCAGCTTGTTTTATATTTCTTAAACCACCTACAACATCGTATGGATACTCTGGTGGCAAATATTGTGCCACAACTTTTGCAAGTAATTTAAATTCATCTTTCATCGCTGCATAACATCTCTTGTGTATTGCACTCATAACTCTTGAACCACGTTCTAATAGTGCAACTGTTGTTCCAACGGCAGCAGCTTGATTACCATCACCCACCTGCATATCAGCTATTGCTGCAAATCTTTGACCTGCAGAAACCACGACACCTAATAAATTTAATAATGTTTGTGATGGTTCTTTGTATGGTAACGGAAAGAATGCATCTCTTAGATTACCACCTGGTGCATCCACATCTTTAAATTCACCCGGTTGTATCGGAGCTGCTTCATCTCTAACTCTAACACCTCTTTGTTTAAATCCTGCTGGTAAATTTGATAAAGTTCCTGCGTCTAATAATTGACGGAGAGCCGCCGTTGCCGTACGACTCAATCCGCCAATCATATGAA